GAATTTACGAAGAAGAAGACGGTACGTGGGAACCAACAGCATACAGTATTGGAATGATGTATAAAGATGCCACAAAAGTAGAAATGGAAAACCACACAATGGATTCAGAAATAGGAATGGCAATGTATGACGCATCAATTGGAAAGTCAGAGTGTTGTCCAGATGAAATATCAAAGCAAGCACCTTGCTGGGATGGATATGTACAGCGTGGAATGAAGCCAGGAAAAGATGGCAAGAAAGTTCCTAACTGTGTGCCTGCTGCAAAAGCAGATGATTTATTTGAAGATGACGACACAGTTGAATATGATACAGACACAGTGTCAAAGGCTGATGGGTACTCACCACCAGCAGGAGCAAGATCTGCTGCTCGTAGAGCAATTAAGTTTAAGGAAGATGGTAAGGCAACAGGTGCTGGAACTGCAGTTGGTTGGACTCGTGCAGGGCAGTTAGCAAGAGGAGAAACTATTTCTCTTAGTACTGTTAAAAGAATGTACTCATACTTCTCACGCCATGAAGTAGATAAGAAGGGTAAAGACTGGGGTAATACAGCAAACCCATCAAATGGATATATCATGTGGCTAGCTTGGGGCGGAGATGCAGGATTCTCTTGGTCAAGAGGAATTGTTAATCGTGAAAAAGATAAGGCATTGTTTGCTGACTTTGGAAAAGATTATACAAGATCAGAATCGTTGACTCATATTTTTCAATTAAAAGAAAACGGTAAAAATTAATGCCAAAGAAGAAGGCTGGATCATTTAATGCAACACAGATTAAAGATGGCAAGATTGTACGTTTAAACAAAAACGGTACAGTTAAGTCTATTATTGATAACTATACTGTTAAGCATCTTAAAAAAGATTAGTCTATTTAACGGGGAGAGTATGACGTATATATTAGCCATTGGCTTGACATTGCTTGTTACATCCTCTATAATTATAATAGCAGTAAAAAGAAGTAAGAAGTATTTTATTAAAGTTGTATACACACAAAGTGATATACACCAAATAGTAAAAAACTTTATTCCAAAAGATCTTTTTGAAATGCCAAAACCTCTTTCTCAAGCAAGAAAGCATATACGTAGTAATACAGTGAAGGTTTTGATAATAGAAGATCAGGCATATTGGGTACATAACAATATGTTTTATGTGGCTGATACAGTTGAAGGATTAGTAAGTCCAGAAACAGTTAGGCCAGTTGATACAAACAATATGTCAAAGCGAGATATTGATAAGATGCTATTCATTTTGGATAGCTTAAAGAATGGGAATTCTGATGATAGTAGCAGTACATGGAACAACTGACTTTGATGATTATCAAGTCTTTCTTCGTGCTATGGGTGTTGCTCTTTCTGGAATGCAAGACGAAGAAAAAGAGTTTATAGTTTATTCAGCAGGTCCAGCATCTGTTAATTCTTTTGTATCTGAATTTTGCAACCTTTCTGAAAGAGGAATGAAATCTCGTGGACGCAAGATTAAATTTATACAGGTACCTACATGGTACATTGAAGAAAACATTAAAAAAGTAAATTATCTTGTATTTCTTAGTAAGCCTAAGCAGCCCGTATCAAAACTTGTTACAACTGCTGAACAAAATAACATTGAAGTTGGAATTTTCCGATACTAAAGGGGTAAAAAATGATCGTAAATAATTTAGAAACAATGGAAAAAATTGTAGCAAAGAACTATAATCTTCATTGGGATGGCTGGACAGTAGTAGAAACAAAACAATCTGATATGGCCAAGACAGCAATTAATGGAATTTATCGTAAAGGTAAGTGGTTCTTAGCAAAGAATTTTGTACCTGATCGTAAAGGCTGGGATATTCCAAATAGATATAAGGTATAAATATGAAGCAACACTTATGGAAAGATGAAAGTGCTTGCTTTGATATGGATACAAATTTATTTTTTGATAAATATGAAGACGATGAATTGATTAGACCAATAATAGATAATCTTTGTCAATCATGTCCAGTTCAAAGAATATGCTTTGCAAATGGTGTATCTGGTAAAGAGTGGGGAATTTGGGGCGGTATTTACCTAGAAAATGGTGAAATATCTAGAGAGTTTAGTAAACATAGAACAAAAGAAAAGTGGGGTGAAGTATGGAAATCTCTAACAATGGAGAAGAATTAACAAGTTTTGAAGCAATGTCTTCTATACTTGGTGAGCTTTGGATGGATTATAAGTCTGATAAATACTTCAAAGACTTTATTGAGTATAATGATATTGGATTACCAATTGCATTTTTAGTTGATAATGAACTTGTAGAACCAACACAATTAGCTAAGCAATATGTTTATGAAACTTGGAATATATTTTTAGCAGCATTAGAAATTACAGAAGATCTTGGCTGGGAATCCCTTGAACAGCTTTTTCATTTTGTAGAAAATAGAGATAAATCCTAATGTATACAGATACGATGCGTAGAGCATTTCGTTCTATTATTGCTCCTAAAAATTTTGGAGTAAACATTATTGATAATGAACATTTTTTAACTATTAAATTAAATGAATATGACTTTATTGCAATGAATCATGATGAAAAAATGCAAGCATTACAATATGTCGTACAACTTAAAAATGCATTAGAGATGGAAGGTGCTATAGTATTAGTTACAAGGGAGGCTATAAAATAATGACAACTATAGAAATAATCTTAAGTATAATATCTGTATTTTTGTTTATTGTATCTGTTAGATTAACTTTCAGAATATATTATCTAATAAATAGAATAAAAATGTTGTCTGTGGCTTATGCTAAAATTGAAGTATTAACTTCTTTAAAAGATAATAGTGATATGGATAATGATATTCATAAAGAGAACTTTATTAAATTCTTATCAGATTCTCGTGATTGGGCATACCAATATATTAAAGATGTTCAAGATGGTTTAGAAAAGTTTGTAAACGAAATTGAGCCAGAGATTGCTTACTTTGATGAGTACGGACTTGTTGGTGATGCATACCCACATTATCACTCAATGAAAAAAATATCAGCAGAGTATAAAGAATTAAAGAAGTTATTACCAAGTGAGGAAACAGAATGAAAGACATTTTATTATCAACATTAACAGGTTTTGGATGTGGTGTCGTGTTTGCTGCATTCAAATTACCAGTACCAGCTCCACCAGTTTTTGCGGGAGTCGCAGGAATTATTGGACTATGGATTGGTTTTACAATACTAACACGAATTATATCCTAGGAGGAAAAATGAATACAACACAACTAAAGGCACTGCTTGCATCATATGGACGATCAGTTCTTGCTTCAGGTCTTGCCCTATATATGGCAGGCGTTACAGATCCAAAGGATCTATGGACAGCACTCGTTGCTGCACTAGCACCTGTTGCAATTAGAGCAATCAACCCTAACGACAAAGCTTTTGGTATCTTGCCAGATGCTAGCGCCGTAGAACAGGCTCTAAAGGCTGCTAAGGCACCTGTAAAGGCACCTGCGAAGAAGACTGCTAACCCAAAGGTTGCAACAAAAGCAGATAAGAAAGCTCCAAAGTAATTAATAAAAATAGAGGGGCCAGTCTAGAGATAGGCTGGCCCTTTCTGCTATAATTAAAACATATGTCAAAAACAGCTATCATAATGTGTACTTATATAAGGTTTGAAAACCTTAAGACTACTTTGGGCTGTATTAATAGACAGACAAACAAAGACTTTGATTTTTATATAGTTGATAATTCTAATAGACATGAAAAATTATTGGGGTACATTAAAAAATTTGGCAACGGAATTGATGTAACTGTACATAACTACCAGAATGACTTTAAACAATTTGCTAGATTCTTGCTAGCGAGAGAACTGGCTGAACAAGGATATGAAAAGATAATCTTTATTGATGATGATGAGATTATTCCAGATACTTTTATACAAGAATGTCATGATCAGTATGAAGAAGATTCTGTTAAAACATTCTGGGCTCACTTTGTAGATAAAATATATAATAAGAAGATAAAGCTAGAACATAATGAAATAGGAAACTATGCAGGAACAGGTGGTTTGATATGTCACTCAGGATTATTTCTCAATGATGATTTTTTTGATTGCCCAGAAGAGTACTGGATAATTGATGATCTTTGGTTATCTTTTTACATATTAAAATATACAAACCTTAAGATTAAAAATCTTAAAACAAACATACATTTTATAAAAGATCTTAAGGCAACATTTATGACTCTTGGTAACTTAAAGCAAGAGTTCTCTGAAGAGTTTATTATTCCAGTATCTAAGTCTTTAGGGCTAAAGATTTAATAAGTCTTGGTATTTTTGATATAAAACTTCATTAGAAAAATTATTAAATCCGATATCAAAAGCCTTAGATTTAGCGGTAGAGATATCACTATCATAATAATTATCAATTAAACTAGCAAGCATCTTAGCATCACCCTCATATACATCAAGCATTGTACGAGTCATTAGTTTATCAGTCTTTACAGAATCTACAAGCCATTCTTCTGGAAGTATGCTGTTGTTAGGAGATACGTTGGTCATAAAAACTGGTAGAGAGCTCAATAGAGCCTCGTTCATGGGTAAACACAACCCAGCATACCTTCTTGGTAGTATCATAGCGTCATAGCCTTCGTAGAGGCTTTCTCGTGAGTCAGGACTAGAGGTATCAATCGTCAGTCTTGGATCATCGCAGGGTATCTCTAAAGGTGTCTGACTCTTAATAACAAGTTCATAATCAGCATTAGAATATTTAAGCATTTCAACTAATGTATTTGTACCATTTCTATCCTTTACCGCAGCTTTTCCACCAATATGGAGTATTTTTTTATGTGTCTTAGATCTATTAATCTTATTTGCATTAGCAAACAATTCTACTCTTGTTGGAGGTGGAAGATGAACAACCATTGATCTATCGCTAAACCTTGTTACAACATCTTCAAAGTTCCAGAGACTAGGGGAAACTAAAATATCTGGTAGTTCAACATCTGGGTTTACTAAATAATCTAAAAACTCATAGTTGTATTGAAGAATAGTTTTAACTTTTCTTTTCTTGGCCATATTGACAAAGGAGTTATGATAAAAGATTTCACAACTAATTACTACATCTAAACCATCTAAGAATTCATATACTTCTTCTTTAGAAGCCATTCCACGCTTAGTAGTTGTAACATTATATCCTGAGTACCATTCTGGATGTTGTTTATTTCCATTGAAGTGTGATGAATCAATCAAAAGTATCTTACTAGGACTAAGCATCTTAACTAATTCCATAGTTTGATTTCCTAAACCAGTGTTATCAGATCTTGCAATGATTCCTAATCTCATAAGTCCATCTCTCTATAGAGCTGTCTTAATCCTTTTAGTGTTCCAATATCCATATACTTACCGCCAGGTTTTACTGCTCTTATGTTTGCACCAGATAATAGCCATTCCTTTAATTGTTTTCCAGGATGCTCTAGCGTTGGATCTAAATATCTGATCATGTTTTTTCTAAACATCATCGTGCCCCACATATCTGGATAATCACAATTTTCTGTTTTATCTTCAGATCCAATTACCTTATCTCCAGAAAGTAAAACCTGTCCAACACGACCCTTTATATCATTACTACACTCCCAAACACCTAGAACTAAATCAGCATTTGTTTCTTTCATCATTTCTTTATAAATGTTTACGGGTGAATTCAAGATATAAGTATCTGGCATACCAACAAGAACGGTATCATTTTGCTCACCAACCATAAACTTTACGGCATCTGACATTGTTGACGGTTCACGAACAATTAACTTAACATTCATATCCATGTTTTGTATAATAGGAACCCATTCAGCCCTAGTTGATATACGAACTTCATCACATACTTCTAACATTTGTTCTACATGCCACTGAAGTAAGGATCTTTCATCAGAGATAGGCAAACAAAACTTTGGTATACCACCAATTCTAGATGCTTTTCCAGACGCTGGTAAAATTCCTATTGTTTGCATTAGATTAAACCATAGTTCTTCTTTAGAGTTTCTATACTATTTACTGGCCAATAATCTAAAGATTTTGTAGGATCGTTAAATGGGTGCTTATATTCGCCCCATCCTTCTCTTGTTCTATCTCCGCCCCACTTAGCCTTAAAGTAATCATGAAGAGGCTCAATGTTAATTCTTAGTCCGTCTATTGTTGCACCGCCGTCTATTTGACATGTTACATCAACTTCTGCAGCAGGAGCGTTTATTCTCATTACATAACTTATAGGTGTATTAGAATGTACAAACTGACTACGCCAAGAAACTTCAACATCTGAATCAGGTGTGCTCATAACTTGTTCTTCAAGTACTCTGCACCTTTGATCCCAGTCACAATCATCAAAATTATATGGATAAAAATTTTCATCAAAATATCCAATTGCTTCAACCAGCTTTTTGTTTATTCCAGCCAAATGCCATCCATGTTGTGTCCTAAACATTAAACCATTAAAGCCATTAAGCATATCAACTATATGAGAAAAAGGTTTATTAAATAACATTGAAGATGAAACAAAAAAGGTCCAG